CCATCCCCTGAATTACCATCTCCTTCAGGAGGTTTGCCAGTATCACCAGATTCTCCCTGGTTTTGGCCGCCTTGGTTTTCTCCGTCACGTTCGCCTTCACCACCCCAGATCACGAAGTATTCGGCCTCAACTGGGCTCTGGGACATCTTGGTCTCCTTACGGATTAGACAGATCAAGTGGAGCGTACCTCGCAGCGGGATAGCTTCGCTGAAGTTATGCGGCGGGCATACCGTACTTCTTTTCAAAGTAGTCATCGAACTGGCCGGACTCAAGTGCATCTGTAAAGTCACCCCATGCCATCTCTTTGCGTGTCAGGTAACACATACATTGTGGATGCGGCTTCGACGGCACAGCGTCTTTCGGGAAATACTTTTGCTCAGAGGTCACCTGGATCAGGCTTGTGTACCTTGCTAAGGTGCCATTCCATTTCCTCAACCCATGGATCCTCCTGAGCTTGGCCGATAGACATTGCATGGAAAGCGTTGTTAATCTCGCTACGACCCAGCCTCATGGCTGCATAGCTGACTCCCCCAGCTACGTTGGGGTTGATATCATTTCGCACCAGCTTGGCCAATTCCTTGGCGCTAGCACCACGTGCGAGAGCGCTGTTGATCTTCCGGTCAACCCGCCCAGCCTCCATGGAGCCGGTACGGTACACCTGCTGGCTGAGGGTTATCTTCGACTTGGTAAGCCGGGTAATCATCGCCTGGATGCCGTGCTGTGCTGATTGAATGAAGCTGGCTTCCCACGCCTTTCGATCCTTCGCGGCTGGGAACAGCGCATCTAGCACCTTCGCATCCTGAGCCAGAGCAGCCTTCGCAGCTGCTTCGGCTGCGTCTTGCTGCCCCTGGTCGATGATTGGGACAAGGTCTTTGAACATTGATTGTATGATCGTGCGGATTTGGTCTTTAACCAGGTTGAATTGGTATCGCTTGGTCCTGTCACCAATGTTGGTCCTTTGCCACTTATCGGCCTCCTGTCCTGCGTCAAATTGGGCCTGCTGCAGTACCTTTACGATCTTCTTGTCGTAAAGTTGTTGTACCGTCAGGTATTTGAGCAACCAGATGGATGCTCCGCTATCATCAGGCTGCGGTAACGGCGCTGTCAACTAACTTCGCCTCATACTCGTATACACCTTTGGGAGTGACGATGATGTGATGGAAATTGAAGCCGCGTTCAGCGAGCAACCGGATACACGGCAGATCATCCCGCGACGGCACCTCAAGCCCACCAGGGTGCGTGTGCCAGATTGCCTTGATCGTTGGGTCGTGAAGATCAAACTCCATGTCGTACCCAAGCCTGTGATCGCCAGCAAAAGTGTTGGGATGCTCAACGATAATGCCGTGCTCGTGGATCAAGCCGCAAGTCTCGTATGGGTACGCAGCAATTGCCATGTGCCGCAACGCGGTTTGAGCTTGTGCTGAAATAGTGGGCGGGTGAACATGATTCAGACGAAGCTCCATCTTGCGTCCTTAGTGCTTGGGACGTAACGGCACCCTTTGGAAACTGGCGCCCTTACGGTCTGGTAACGCCCGGTACACAGCGCTGCTAGCAGGCCCAAGCTCGTGGTGCTCGCCGGTAGCGTGTGCTTTACCTATAGCCCAACGACGCAGCTTTGGATTCGCAAAGAACAAGCGCTGCTGAGCTTTTGATGCGAACGGATGATGGCCGGCAGCTGGCTGGCCAGGGATTGTACCCGGTGGATAGTGGCGACCACCGCTGCCCTTACGACGTAACCCCATGCTATCCTCGCTTCCTGGCCCGTGCTGCTCGCTTGCGGCCTGTTGCGCTGAACTTGGCCATCTTCTTGGCGCCGTACTTCTTGCGCCCAACGTAGGCAGCTAGTGCAGGACTCATGCCGCCTTTGGTTAACTTCTTGAAACGCCCACCGCCACCAGGCTTCATGCGCGCCTTGCCTTTTGCGGCCATTGTACCTCCTGTCACATAGTGCTGAAATCTAGTGTCTGCCCATTGTTTTGGAACGCATCTGGTGGCACCTGGCCACCTTGATCGCCAAACTGGTTCATCTGATCAGCTATTGGGTTTGGTGGAGCAGCTGATTCGGCTATCTTCTTGGCATCTTCCAGAGCTTGGTTGAAGTCGGAATCGCTTAGGTCCCAACCAAATAGCTCGTTGAGTCGGTCATACAGCCACTCGACAGGGAGTGTGCTCGGAGCCTGAACCCAGATGGATAGGTAATCCGCCAGCATCTGGGTGGTGTTCTTCGGCATAGGATCGCCGAAAACTGATTGTATATCAACACCATTGCGTGCTATGCCCTCGTAGACCTGTAGCCAATCCAGCAAGTCGTCTAGGAACTCATCTGCGACTTTGGTGATAGTCGGCATCTTCTCTGTGTTAGCCGCGATCAACGGGCCAAACTTAAGCGTCAGCGCTATACCAGATTCCACAGCTGCAACATCGACCATACCAATAGCAACATCAGGCACGCCGAGAGCCTGTTGCATGTTTTCGTCCAGAAGGGAGATGTGCTCGTGGAACGGCGTAAGCGTGGAGACTCCAGAAACCCTACCGAAATTAGCGCCAACCCCAACCTGAACAACAGCGCCTGGTCCAATTTCCCACTCCACCTCATTTCCGTTCTCGTCTATGGGCGGTGATGCGTCGGTCCAGTACACGCCCAAGCCTTGCGTGATGAGCGTAAGGTCTTCATCTGTGGCAGATTGGTTGATAGCGTTGATGATTGACTCAACGCCTGCCAATTCGCTCATGCCGAAAGTGCTACCGGGTGGCGGTCTGTTCGCCCAATGGTAAACGGGTATCTCTGTGATCAACGGGTCAAGCTCAAACTCAGGAGTTACCACTGAGATTTGATCTAGGTCAGGAGTGGCCACACGATCATCCCACATCCCAACCTTCCACAGCGAAAGCTCGGAAGTTATTCTGCCCGTTGGTGTTCCGCTGTCATCAAAAGCGCGCTTATACGTCTGCCGGCGCACAATCCACTCGTCGCTGGCGGCTTTGGTCTGAGAACTGTTGCGCGGATTACGGATAACGTCAACGATGTGGCAGCCTATGCACTCACCTGTAGCAAAATCCTCAATTGGGAAGTAGTGTTCAGGCCGCAGCTCATCAACCCTCAAGCGCCGCCCAGCCTTCTCCCACGGAATTGCCCGAATATGAAGCAGCGCATCACCTTTGATGAGCATGTACCGCTTCATCTGGTTGAACTTCTGTACTACCTCTTGCCGCTTGAACAGAGATTGGAGCGCATCGTCCATAACCTGCGACGTTGCCTCGTCAGCGTCTGGATCAATCTGATAATCGAATTCAACTGCAAGGAAACGGTTTACAGCTTCGATACACTTCTTGGCCGACGGCATGTAAATCTCGATGCAGTCGTCATCTTCGCCTCGCAGAACAACTTTGATGTGTTCTGGCCGGTTGTAGTAGAAGTCTTCAAACATTTCATACGCTTTGATGCGTATGCGGTCGTCTATGTTGCTGAGGTTGCCGACGAGTCTGCTGAACCCGGTGTCATCGCGGATTTGGCTGATGACTGAGTCGTACTGTCTGGAATCAATCGGCATCTCTAAACTCCTTGTCGGTTATCGTACCGCCCTCTCGCCAAGTCGGATAACCACTCGCAGTAGGTCTCATGGCGCTCAATGGCTTTGGCTTTGCAACCCTGTCTCGTCGCTTGTTGCTAGCATGACGTCCCAGGTTAGCCTTTCGTATCCGTGTACCAGCGCTAGCGGTAAGAGAATTTGGCCCGTAATAGCCAACCATAAAGCGTCCCAACGCTTCCGGTCCATGGTCATCCTTCTTCAGCGGTAACTCAAAGCGATCACGACTGGTCTCAGCATCCTCTTTGCGCTCTGGATACCGATAGGCAAGCATGTCATTGCGCAAGCTCGTACAGCTGCGGTCTATCATCAGTCGCGGGCGCCACTTGTCATAGTTGCCCTCAGTCAAAGGTGTTGCACCGTAGTCGATTCGGCCAGCACGCAACGCTTGGCGAATCAAGTTGATGCGAATGTTGAGTTCACCACCAGTCCCGCCAGCCGCACTGACTTTCAAACGGTCGGAGAGTGTTCGACTGGACATCGGGTCTGCAGGATCAGGATAGAAAGTCCTGAGGTCGGGCGGGTTGAGAGGGACACCATCTCTGGTGCGGCGCTTGATGATTTCATCTGCGAACTGTTCGGCTGTAAGGTTTGGCTGATATACTTCAGCAAGCACGTTGATCTCGCCCCACGGACCAACTTGGATAAGCAACCAAACGTTAGGATTGGTAAAGCCGTAGTCAGTTGCACCAAAAGTGAGCCAATCTGGATTGTAGCTGAGCGTTCCAACATGGTATTCTTCGTCATAGTCCTTAAACACCTGTCCTACAAACTCGGTGAAGTCGGCCATGACCTCTTGCTTGAACAGAGGAATGGTCAATTCGTCTGCAAGAGCAAGGATTTCAGAATCTATGAGCAAGTCGTTAGCAACCGCGATGCTGGCTGCGCTTCTGCCGGGGTGATCTTCCAGCTGATCTAGCAAGAACTTAACGTGGTCATCTCTCGTTGTCTCTGGATACACATACGGGTTACGCCACGCCGGCATCCGCCAGCTTGCCCAATCCAAATTGTATGGGTCCTGGCCAAATTCGTACTTGTCGTGGAAATGGTTCTTCCCTTCTGGTGTCGATGTGTGTAAGCTCCAGCCCTTGTAGTCGTTGAGCATGGGCCGGATGTATTTCATCCAGATGCTTGGCTTCGCTTTCGCGGCCTCCACCATCAGCACTCCGCAGAGTGCCTCACCGACGAGATTATCTGGGTACTTGGCACTTTGAGTGAGTATGAGGAACGCACCATTCCAGAGGCTAAGCACGCTTTGATCCTTACCATCAATGGAATGATGGCTACCCTTGTCGAACGGAATCTGGAGATACTTAGCGAGATGCCAAATAACACGGAACTCCTTGTCTGCAGTGACGTATTCGTCGCCAACGATCCAAAACTCACGCCGCTTACCCTTTTTGAGCCAGTCATTGCTGACCGTACGTGTTGCGAACGCTTCGGGCAGCAGGACGTGCCCGCCTAGCTCCGACTTTCCTGTACGGCGTCCTGCGCACCAAACGCGGTGTCTCGCTTTACTCTCCAGAACCTGGCATTGCCCATCATGCGGGTCCCACGCAACACGAGGGTTGCGGTAAATGTGCCAGTGGTCCATGACCAGCGGCCCATTAGAAAGACTCACCGGGCACTCCTGCGCTCTTCAAGTTGCCTGTTTCTTCTTGTGTCCCAAAGTATTCCGATTTGATCTGATCATACGCAGTCAGCGGGTCTGTGCGATGGTGCTTGTACTCGCGTAGCTCCAAGGCTATCTTCGTCTGGTAGCTGATGTTGCCATCTGGCAGCGGTATGAGCCCAATGTTCTGTGTATCAGGGTTAATCCACAACCGGCCAATCG